TCGAGGGTGCGGATGCTCCGGCACCCAATCCGTGTCGTAGAGCGGATCAAATCCGCCGAATCCGTTCGGCTGGTAGTTGCCCGCGAATCGTTTGAGCGGGAGGTTTGCGAACGGGTCGCCGGAGCCGGCCGGAATGTGGAACCGGAACGCCGCGTGGGTGATGTTCGAGCAGAGCCGCGGGCACCCGGCCTGCCCGCAGCACAGACAGCCTGGCATGAGCACCATTGGCTAGCACTCCGCGGCGATGAGGTGCCACGCAGTACCGATCTTGGCGGCGGCAACCCATTTTGCGTTCGAGCCGGACGCCGCGATGGTCGCGAATCTGTTGATTCCAGTGAACGTGGCCGGGGCCGTCGCGCCGCTCGTGCCCGTCGGCACAGAGAGCTGATTGCCAGAACCGGAATGCTCGTAGACGGTCGCCGTACTTCCCTTGCTCCACGTGCCAGTAATCTTGCCGAGCTTGACGCCGCCCGCGCCGCCCGCCAAGCCAATGCGGACAAGCCCCCATTTGACGCCGGTGCCGGCTTCCTTCCATAAGACGAGCGAGTCCCCGCTTTCGCCCGTCTGCAGGTGACCGACAGACCCAGGCTTGACGCCCGCGAAGTCGTCGCCAGCCGCCACAACGTCGAGCTTGACTTGGACCACGCCGTCGATTGCCGCCATGCCGACCTTTCCGGCCTCGATTGGCTCGGTGGCGACGACAAACTTCGCCCCCGCGGCGCTCGTCGGAGTCACGCCGACAACGCCGGGATAGGAGAGGAAAGACATCGTTCCGGCGGTCTGGGGGCCGGTGGAATAGGCCCCCGTGGCACCGGTCGGCGTTTCAAGGATGCCTGTGATCTGCAGAACGCCCCACCGCGGAACGTCCCCTGTCGTGGCGTTGCGGCAACGCACCTGGAAGTTGATGGGTGGCGACAATGACGGAGACGCACCGAACCGCGGTCGGATCGTGACCTGGTCGATGACGCTGTTCCATGCCTGGGCCGCGAGTTTTATCGGCTGGCCTGGACGGACCTTGGCAAACGAGTCGCTCATCCGATGCCATTCTTCTCAGGATTGAGGGGGTGCGTGAACGTAGACGCTGGCGAATACATCGCCAGCTGCTCCCAAGCGGTTTTTTCGCCGAGCTTAAGATCCTCAAAGCTCTTTCGCTCATAGATCCTGTCGACGTACACATACCTGGGCCGCTGAAAATCATGGCTCACGTCCGGAGGCGTCTCGTACTGGATCCACAGATAGTCCCAGCCGTCCTTGATTCCGACCTCAATCTCACCAACAAAAAACTGTTCGCGCCTCTTTCGCGCAGAGAAAGAGAACGTAACAGGAACCATCGACTGCCCCGAGGATGCGTCAAACCGCGCCCCGAGAAACAAAACCTCGCCCGGCTTGAAGATTCGCCACTCGTCATCATTGACAGTTCCGGTCATGCTGCGAATCGTTTCCGCATACGGGACTGCCTCGTCAGCACCAGTGCCTCCAACGAGCAAATACTTGGCAGGAATCAGCCACGTCTCGGTGAACTGAAACGCAGGGACCGTTACGTCAACACCGTTGACCTGACTGCCGGAGACATTGACGGCCCCGTACGTCTTCTGTGCGTCGTCTGGGTATTTCCCGACATACGCATCCGGGTCGCTGGAGTCGCTCCACGCCTGCGTGATGTGCTCGGTCGCGCCTGTTGTGTCTACGGAAATGCCAGCCGGCACGAATGTCGCACCATCATCCGTTTCGTATGAAAAGCCCTCGTAGGCGTTTGCGGCGGTATTTCCGTAGGTAGCCGAAACTTGATAGTAGCCACCACCAACTGGCCGGCACTGCAGGCTGGTACGCCTGTGGCCGTCGTAGTAAAGAGGCGCTAGCTTGATGCCGCTTTCCTCGGCATCCGCGTACCCCTTCATGGACACAACGAGAAACCGCAGCTCAACCTCGCGAGAGATGAGTCCATCCGACCCTACGGACAGAGTGCCTGCGCCGCTTTCAACGCCTTCGAGGTGGTCGAGCGTATGAGGAAGAAAACGCATTGCTAGGCGAACGCCATCCCTCCGTTGCGAGCTCTTTCCGCCAACTGCCGGAGGTATCCGCGCGACTCCTCGGCTGCAATGGCAGCACGCTCGCTCATGCTAACGAGGTCGCGATCGCTGCGGACCGCGATGCCGCTGCGAACGCCTGGGGCCGAAATACCAGCCTGCAACGCGGCGGCACCAGGCATCCTTGCCTCACCCTGCCGCACCAGCTCATCGACGCCATCTGCCATCCTTGAAGTATTTTCGGCCGTCTGCTCCTGCGCGGTGAGCGACGGCCCGATCCCGAGCTGTGATGCGATCGACGACGCGAATGTGCCAAGAGCATCGCCACGCCCCTTTGGCGCAGCGGCCATCGCACCTCCCATGGCATCCGCCATTGGATCGCGATTCTTGTCTCGCTTGACGCCGCCCGCCTTTGAAGCGGCCTCGGCTCCAGAGCCAGAGAACATCCACCAAAGAGCCCCGCCCGCAACAGCGAGCGCCGCGAGCGCCCATCCCCACAACGGGATTGCGTAGATGCGCGCGCGAGTCAGAAGCAGCTGCGTGTTGAGCCTCACGAGTGCGAGCGACATTCCGCCGATGACGCTTGTCATTGCGCGGACGGCCATTACGAAGGTCGTCTTGAAGTTGATGATATTGGTCAGACTGAAGTTCATGGCCGCCAGCAGGCCGGACGTAGCCAGCGCAGCAACCCCCAAGCCCACCAGCGCAGCAGCCATTCCTGCCAAAATCGGAGACAGGATTGGCACCTTGGTCAGTATGAACGAAATGGCATCCATCACCGGGACGGCTGCAGATGCGAATACTGATAGCGCCGGACCAGCACCGACCATGAAGGCAATCGCCATTCGCTGAACCGCAGAATACAGACGCTCAAATGATCCGGTGATGCCCGACATTGCTATTGAAAACTTGTCGGAAACTTTTCGGTTGCCCTCCATTGCTCCCGCAAGGTCATCAAAGCCTTTGCGGCCCATGTCAGCAAACGCAGAAATCACCTTGATCCCGCGGTCACCGAACACATCAACGAGAGCCTTCTGCGACAGGATCATTCCGCGTGCTTCTTTGCTCATCCCCTTGAGCTGGCGCGAGATGATGTCGACGATCTGCACGATTGGAAGCAGTCCGCCCTCTGCGTCGCGAAACGATTCGACAGACAAACCCAATGTCGCAAGGGCCTTTTCCGCCTCCTTGCTGGGCGCTACGAGACGCGAGAGCAGAACCTTGATGCCGGTTCCGGCCTCCTCCCCTTGGATCCCGTAGCGTGCAAGTGCCGCGAACGCCTGCGACACGCCGAACAGGCTTTGCTGAAACGTCTTTCCTGCAGATCCGACGAGCCCAAACGCTTCGACCATATGAGCAATGTCAGTTTCGCTCGCGTCGGCAGCCGCCGACAGCGTGTCAACCGCTTCCGCAGCCGACACGCCGAAGACATTCATTGCAACCTTCATGAACGTGGCGGCCTCTTGTGCGCCAACGCCAGATACGCGAGAGAACTCCACGGCCGATTTGGTCGCGCCTGCCATGGCCTCATCGACGGACAGTCCGGCCTTGATGAGCAGAGCAAATGCCTGCGCTACCTTTTCCGGCGCAACGCCCATCTCTCGCGAAAGCCGCAACGCCTCTGCGCGGACGGCCTCCATCTGCTTTGGCGAGATGTCGCTTACCGCCCCCTTCAGATCGAGCATCGCATCTTCAAAGGTGGCTGCGTGGCGGGCCGCCAGGACCATCGGCAGTCCCATGGCACCACCTGCAATCGCCATGCCGCTGCCGACCTGCCGCATCATGTTGCCGAGCCGTACAACGCTATGCTGCACGCGCTTCAGCGATCGCTGAAGCTGCGTGTCATTCGCCGTGATCTCGACGAACGCCTTTCCAGCCCTGACTGCGCCGGCGCTCATATCAAATCCTTCACTTGATCTGGCGTGGCTACTGGCACCGGCGGCGGCTCACGCATTGGATGAAACTCTGAGGCGTCGTATGGCCGGCTTCGTTTCTTCGGATCTCTGTGAATCTCGGTCAGCTGTGCGAGGATGGCGCAGGTGTGATTCCACTGCTCCCGGCGTCTCCCTCGGACGGCGTCGAATAGCTCGCGCAGCGACCACTCCCGTGGATGGACTCCGAGTATTCCTGCGAGCTCGTACCCAGTGACCCATGGGTCCACTGGTCGATGACTCGGTCGATCTCCTGCTCGAACTCCGACAGGCTCTCGTCCACCAGCTTGTCCGCCTTGGCGTCCGCCGCCCGCACCTTCGCCACCGCCATCTCCAGAACCTTCCGCTGGCGGGTCGGGCAAAAAAAAATCATCTCGTCGATTAGCGCCGAGTAGGCGTCGTTGAGCACCTGGCCGTCGACCGCCTCATAGAACTGCTCGGGCGTGACCCCAGACGCTTCCGCCTGCGGCTCGATCATCGCCCACACGACAGACCCAAGCGTAAAGGCGTCTGCCAGTTGCACGAGACTTTCGCGTGACTCGGTAGCAATGTCGTAGAGCTTGACGCCGGTAGACGACTTCACGCGGGCGTAGGAGCCAAAGTTGGCCTCGATACGCCACTCTCGTCCTGCCTTGTCTTTGAATGCGCGCATTATGGCTTGAACTCACCGCTCAACGTGTGACTCCACTGCTTGAACGTGAATCGCGGAATGACAGCACCATTTAGTGGTTCATCAGCATCCACGTCATGAATCGTAAACAGCAACTCATCGAACTCTATAACACCGCCCTGCAGAGAGACGCTGAAGATGTTCGGCATCCACAGGCCATTCCAGTGAAGTCTCTGCCGTGCTTCGTACAGCGCCTTGGCATACGACACGTCCGGGATGCTGACGCTCAGTTCTATCGTGCGATGCGTGACTAACGTGGACACAGACCGATGGTTGAAACCGGTCGCGTCCACCTCTGTCACGCTCTCGCGAACAGTTACGTCTGACGCACCATGGATCTTGACGCCCTCTATCGAAAGTACGCACTCTCTGCCTAGAAGGTAGACGCGCTTCAGTCCGCCGTCGATCGCCACATCACACCCCTGCGAAGCGCTTCAGTGTGATCGTGTATTCGACCACACCGTCGATCTCCTGCGGCTCGCTGATGTTGTTGACGTAGTACAGGCCGGTCGCCGACGACCCGGTTGGGGGCGTGACGGTGGCGACGCCGGTCGCGTGCATGACGCACGCATGGTCGAGGACGACGACCTCGATCTGCGAGTTTTGGCGTACGGGCACGAACTCCTGGATGTCGCCGCTTCCGCGAGTGGTGACTTCGGCCTCGGCGGACGTTTCTCGCGTGACCGTGACGGTCTTCACGTCCTTGTTCGCGATGCTGGACGCGAACGTGAACGCATGGTCCTTACCAAGCCGGTATGAGTGTGCGACGGGGGGCATTACGGTGCTCCTGGTGTGCGAATGTCGGCCGCGACGGCCACCTGAACGTCAGTATACCAGCACGGTCACCCGCGCCGAATGGTAAATCCGCTCCCGCGGCTACCAGCCGTTGCCCGAAACGACCCCGCGAACGCCCTTGCGATCGACCCGTTGGCGACGCAGAAGTCCATGGCCGGCTTCATGAACGGGCGGGCAGGGTAGACCGTGACGGTCTGCTGAGACATGGGCCGCCAGTGCGTCTGGTTGGTCGGCCGCTGGCCGGTCGGCAGCTTCATCATGATCGGTCGCCGCATCCCGCCTCCCTTCGTCTTGATCTGCGGGATATAGACCCACGTGCGAAGCCGAACGGTGCCGCCAAACTCGTGCAGGAACGGCAGCATCTTCCCCTTTTTGGACGGGCCGGCGACCGCGGAGTGTGTTTGGTGGTCGTAGTAGTTCCAGAGGTTGCGGCGAAAGCCGAGGAAAGACGCCTGGTGCCCGGAGTATGGCGTATGCGTGTGCGGCGGCGTGCCAGCCGGTGACGCTGGCGGAAACTGCAGCTCGCGGATAATCGTGTCTCGCATCCGCTTCGAAAGGACGCCCATCTGGTGCAGTGCTGTCGGGCCTGCACCGGGGTATCGCTCCTGGAGCTTGAACGGCACGCGGGCGAGGCCCTTCTTCTTGATGATCCGCCGAGCCCTGTCACGGACGGCCATCGACGCCTTCGACAGCGCCTTCAGGTCCATCTCGCTCATGGCCGCCTGCACCGCCCCGCGGTCGAAAAACGCCGACGTGCTCGCTCGCAAGGCGACTGCTGGGATATTGGGAATCATCAAAGTTTCGCCTGCGATCGCCGGTAAGTGACCGCGATGTCCGCGATGAACGTCCGCATGTTCGCCACCTGGTCGCGGCCGTACGTGACGTTGTTCGTGATCCCGAACCAATGCGTTTGATCCGGCATCGGCGGCACCGACGGGGGCAGGGCCTTTGACCGGATCGCGTCGAGAATGTTGGTGCGGAGATCCACGAGGTCGTCCAGCTCCTCGTCGTCCGCAAACCGTTTCGCGACCACGACGTGAACGGTGATCTCGAACAGGTCGGCCCCGTGCGTGTGGTTGCTGACCTCCACCTCGCCCGGCACGACCGAGACCTGGAGCGTGCCGAGGTCTTCGGTCACGTCGTCGGGAACCAGCCGCCGCACGGCGGTGATCCGCGAGATGCCGCCCTGGAACAGATACCTGGACAGGCTGTTGGCGAGCGAGTCGGCGATGAGTATTTCGATGGCGTCCATGGTCACGGCTTGGGGCCGTCCTCCGATTTCATTGTCCCAAGTGCCCGGACGTTGGCCGGCCAACGCGGGTTGTCAGGGTTGCGGCGCGCCGCCTCCTCCGCGTACACGACCGCCTCGTCGTAAAGGCCCAGCTCGTAGGCCGCGGAGAAGGCGAGGTCGGCCGGCAGCTCGCCGTAGCACTCCGGGTCGCTCGTGTGCGACCGGTTTTCGTCGGAGCAGTTCAGCGCCTGGCGAGCCCAATAGAGCGTCGCCGCGGCGTCGCCCATGGTCCACGCCTTGCGGGCGACATGAACGAACGCCTCCGGCTCAAGCGGGCTTTCGAGCATCGCCCCCAGCATGTGCTCGGCCGATTTCTTGGGATCCAGCTTCGCGAGCATCCGCCTGGCGTAGGACCGCTCGTTGGGCGGGCCGCCAGCCATCGTGAGGTATTTCGCGAACTCCCGGATCGCGTCTTTCGTCTCGCCGGCGTAGTCCAGCTCACGGGCAAAATACCACTGCATACGCACGTCCAGCGGGTTCTCGCGGACGGCCTGCCGCAAGAGCGACAGGTCGGTCTTGTGCGTCTTGCCCGGCTGGCGGTGGTGGCGGATCGTCACCGCGTCGGTGTAGGTCTGCACCTCCTCGCCGTCCCACCGGGCCAGCCCCTCGTGCGTGGCCCCGATCCACCGGTAGCCGGTGCGAGAGTGGATGCGGTCGCACCGGAACCGGACGTGGTCGCTCCACCAGTACCAGTAGCGGAGCTTGGTGGTCTCCGGCGTCCAAACGGCCTCCAGCCCCTGCCGCCAGCCGGGATCGAGGGCCTCGTCCAGGTCGAGCCGGATCGCCACGTCCACGTCCGCAGGCACGTGCATCAGCGAGAGGTTGTGGCCGTCGTCCCACCGCCAAGGGATCGGGGCACCGCGGGCCACGGTGACGCCTGCGGCCTCGAGCAGCTCCACCGTGTTGTCGGTGGAGCCCGTGTCGGTGACGATCCGCACGTCGGCCTCGCGGCACGACGCCTCCCAGCGCTCCACGTTGGCGGCCTCGTTGCGGGCCAGGGCGTAGATGGCGACCTTCATGTCAGCACCGCCCCCTGGCGAAGCCCGTCATCGAAATACTCGATCGTGCGGGCCTGCTCCTTGGCGAACACCTCGACCGCGGCCCGGACCTCCCGGTTGTCGCAGTCGTCGGCGAGGATCGCCCGGCAGTGAGCCACGAGCCGGAGGTCCGCGAGAGCCCCGGCGTAGGAGTGGTCGCCGTCGATGTGGGCGAAGTCCGCCGGCGGCAGCGACTTGATCGCGTGGGAGTCCACGACGACCAGGCTCGCGTCGATGGCGTGGCGGTCCACGAGCCGCCGCCAATGGGCGAGGCAGTCGTAACTGTCGGCATCCATCGCCCCGTCGATTGCGAGGTACGTTGCCCCGGGCCAGGCCGTGGAGAACGTGAGGAGCGAGTAGCCACAGCGGGTGCCGATCTCGATTACCCGCTTCGGCTTGAACCGGCGGAACACCTTGGCCTTCATCGCGTAGTGGAAGACGACGGCAGAGTCGCAGCCAAACCAATCGTCGTCCCGCCAGTTGGCCTCGAGCACGGCCCGGATGGCGTCCACGGTCGGCGAATCCACGGTCACTCCCATGCGTCCTCCATCACGCCGAGCACCTGGTCGAGCGGCATCCACGCCAGCCACGCCTGCGCGTCGTTCACGCCAAACGACGCCACTAACCGCCTGTCAACCATCGCCAGACCAGCACAAAACTCGATCGTTCGCGGTTCGCGAAACGCGAACGGCGGCGAGACATGCGTGATCCGCCAGCCCTCCGGCTCGTTGAACATCACGAACCGGTGTTCGTAGACGCGGCGTCCGGCCGGGGCCGCGACCTCGTGGATTACCGCCAGCCACCGACCCTCGCCGATAGGCACGAGCTGCGAGCCGCCGCGGAACTCGCGGGCGACCGGCGGGGCTTCAGCATGGGCCTCCACCGTCCAATCGTCGCCGTCGTCGCGGACCAAGCACGTGTGGCCCCGCTCGTGGCACGAGTAGAGCCACTCGCGATGGCCGAGTATCGGCATCCAGTTTTTCTCGTGGCGGTCGGGGATCGTCTCGTGGCACACGAGGTCGTGGATGCAGCCGGCCACCCGGCCGTAGCCGATCCGGCACGTGCCGTCGTACCCCTTCCAGTTACGGATCGTGGCGGACGCGAGGAGCCGACCGTCCACGACATTGAGCCGCACGTCCTCGAGCCCCTCGACCGGGAAGTCGCTCGTGGCGTAGGTGGCACTCACGAGCGACGGCGTGCCCTCGTGGTCCCAAAGATAGTTCTCGGTGCGAATCCGCTCGCCGTCCTCCGGCGGGATGATGTACCGGCCATCACTGCCGATCGTGTAGTTGCTCGACCGGACGTTGACGACCAGCGTGCCGTCGATCACGGCCGCGGACGGGTTGAAAAGCGACCACCCCGGGCGACGCGCAAAGTCGATCCGCTCGAGCGTGGCGTCAACGCCCATGCCGGCGAGCGTCCGCGTGTACCAAGTGCGGTTCGCCCTCACCTTCTGCTCGCGCTCCGGCGACAACTGGAGCCGCAAAAGTCGCTCGCAGGCGCGGCGGCCAACGGCGTGCTCGCCGCAGTAGTAGGCGTGGGCCGCTAGTCGGTGGAGGTGCTCGATCATGCCGGTGGTCACCTGTTCACCGGTAGCCTAGCGGGATCGGCTGGGGCGTAAACCCCAACTATTCAGGCGCAATCTGCGGCACCACGCTCTCGAGCGGCACCACCTCAATCTCGTCAAACCTCGCGCTATCCAAATGCGAGAACCCTCCCCAAACGATCCCGCCCTCCACGCACTCGGTGAGGATGTCGCCGAATAGAAACCACCGCCCGTCGTTCGTCGGTACAGGCGAGGGAACGTGGCGCGGATCGCCGTGTTCCTGCTGCACCGTAAGCAGCCGGTCGCGGAGTTCGTCGTCGAACACCAGGGCCACCGCCCGCAGCGTGGTGAGGTCTGACGTGACGCCGGATGCGAGGAGGTCGGAGAGGGTCATACGTTACGCCCCAGTGCGGTCTGGAACGCCTGCATGGCTGTGTAGTAGGCGGCGGCCTGTTCAGCACTCATCGATTCGCCGATACTGTATGCCCTCATTGAATCCGGTGAGTATTGAATGGGCGTTCCGGCGGAGTTGAACGCGAAAACAAACCAGTTGTTTGTATGTGCAACGGGCGTCACGGACGTTTCAAACAACGAAACCTGAGTGCTGTTGTGATAGGTTCGCAACGCGGTGGCGCTAGTGCGAGTTGAAAGGCGAAGCCCTCCCCTGAAAACGCCGCTAGGTTCGTTGGCATCATGGCCGGACGTTCCGCCCCATGTGGTGCGCAGCCTCGCCAATCCTGTGCCTGTGTTCAAACTGTACGACAGGTTGTACTGAGCACTACCTGACGCGCATCCCATAAACGCCCTGGTAGAATCGACTGGCGTGATCTGCGGCGAATACGCCGCCATGTGTCCAGTTGCCACGCTTGGCAACGCAGAAGGTGCAAGCCCCGTATTCAGATACTTACTGCTCCCATTCCCCACCAGCCCACCACTCGCTCCCGTCTCCACATAGTCACCAGAGACGAACGGCCCCACGTTGGTGTCGGTGGCGTTGCCGTACTGCGTTCCGCCAAGCGACGGGCCGCGATAGAGCGGGACGAGGCAGGCGTTGAGGCCGGTGCCACAGAACAGGTTGAGGCGGTAGAAGCGGTCGCGGATGCCAGCCGCGTCGATGTCGTTGCAAAGCGCATTCACAGCAGACGCAGTCGCATCCGACACTGTGCCGTTGGCGAGATAGACGCGGCGTATCCAATCCTGCGCGTCGGGGTTCGACACAGAAGGCCCAAGTGCAGCCTGCCACTTGGCGGCAAGCACCCTCTCAATCCTCGCGCATTCCGAGTCCGTCAGCGCGCGGCTGTATGCGATCACCTCGCAGATAGTCCCTTTGAATGGCCCGTTCGTCGTTCCGCCGCTGATGTCAGCGCCAATGACATAGGCAGAAGCGTTTGTGGGACCAGCCGAGTACGCGGCAGAGGCAATCTGAGACACAGCGCCGTTGACGTACCCACCCCACGCCGACGCCGATGAGCGATACCTCAGAATAAGAGTGGACCCTTGATGGGCAGCGCCGTTGTACGGGATGATCGTCTGCACCGAGTTTAGTCTTGTTGACCGGAGAACGCCGGGATATGCCACGTTTCCGTTATAGATATCCCAGTGAGATGCTCCGGTGCTGAAGGCCGACCAAGACGTTGCAGGGCTGATTCGACTTGGCGCGCAGACAACGAAAACTGTTCCGGCAGAGGGGAATGCGGACGCGATGTTTCCCAGACTGAGAAAGTCGTTAGCCCCGTCTGCGGCCATAGCAGAACGAGTTCCAACGGCCGCCGTACTCACCAGCGGCCTGCTCGCCCCAGTCGCCTGCGTTGCGTGCCTGTTGTTCCCGCTACGATCCCGCCAGTAGCCGACAGGGTCGCCAGAGTTGACCGCAGGAACAGTGCCGTCGCTGTTCTGGAAAAGATCGCCGGTCTGCGAGGCGTCCAGCCAGAGGGCGAGGCCAGAGATGTCGGAGGGAGAAAACTCCTCAACCACGCGGCGAAAGGCCACCGGCAGTCGCGTACGCACTCCGCTTCTAGGCCACGGTCCTCGAGCCATTTCGCACCCTTTCTAAGTGACCGTCACCGGAGCCGACAGCGGCCCCTCGCCGACTGAGTTGATCGCGAGCAGCGTCATAACCGAACCAGCGGCGTACACGTCGGCGCTTCCGCTACCCCACGACTCGCCCGTCTCAACCAGCACACCATTCCGGAACAGTTTGTATCCCGTAAGGCTTTCTGTTCCGCCGTAGTTATCCAAAATCCAATACAGCTCGCTTCCTGACGAGAACTGCACGATTGTCGGAGATCCTGGAACGGTCGCCGCAACCGTGACCGCAGCAGACTTCGGGCCTTCGCCAACGGCGTTGACGGCTGCCACTTGAACGACCGACGTAGCCGACCATCCTCCAACCGTCGTCGTTGACGGGGCCGCGACCGTCTCGGCCAGGTCGCCGTTGACGTACACGCGGTAGGCCGTCACTGGGCTTCCGCCGGTGGTCGTCGAGGCCACCCACGTCGCAGGATTCAAGTGCGTGGCCGCCACGCCGGTCGGAGCGCCCGGGGCCGACGGCCGACGATCGAGTGCTCCCTGGACGACCATGGTGTGGATTCGGCGTAGATTGTGATTTCGGTCTGCCCACTGCCAATGATTTTGGGCACCTCCAGGAACCGTAACTTCGTAAAGCACCTCGTAGCCGCCATCGGTGGTCACAATCCGGTCGCCCTTCTTCGGGTCTTGTGCCAACTCACTCCGATGCACAAACCAATCGCGGGTTTCGGTGCGAAGCACCTGGCCGGCGGCGTCAAGCTGCTCCCAGCGTCCGACGACCACGGTGGCCTTAACCGTGCGGGCGGCACCAACGGTCGGTCGGTACTCGACGTTCACGGCCAGATGCTGCCGCCGTTGCTGCTCAAACCACGCCTCGCCAATGGCGATCATGTCCTGCATGGGTCACCGTAGAGCGAGAGGGGCGGGCGCGGCCGGTAGCAGGCCGCACCCGCCCCCTTGCGTGGGGTCGATCACGAGCCCGGCCAGAGCAGCACCGACACGGTCCGGTCGGTTGCCAGGCGGGCCTTTGCCAGATACCCGGCATTGGTGCCAGTTGAGGCGTCGAACACGCCCGACGTGGAGTACCACTTGATCGCCGAGCCCTGAGCGGCCGTGGCACCGGTGGTGAACACTGGGCCGGTCACGATGCCGTTGATGAGCACCGCACCCAGCTCGCCAGCGGGGATCGCCCGCTCGGCCATGGTCACAAGAGAACCGACGACGACGATCTCGCCCGCCGCCACCGCCGAAGCCGGGGTGATGTCGAGCTTCTCGCCCTTCGCACTGAAAGAAGCCATCTGAGAAACCTTTCGCTACTGAGGGTGTTGGTTGATGAGTCCCGGCCAGCGGGGTTTGAGCCCGCTGGCCGGGGACGATTTCACGATCAAGCGGTCGCCATCCGGTAGGCACCGCGGCCTTCGGCCTTGGCGACACCGTAGGAGAAGTGCCCGCGGACCTGGATGCCCAGCATGTTGAAGTCCGCGTCGGCCTGCTGCACGGTCGGCAGACGCTGACCGTTGAGGAACGCGACTTCCATGGCAGGAAGCTCGGCCGGATTGGCGACGAGCCACCAGGTCGTGGCGCTGGTCAGGTAGGCCGACGAGACGACCTGGAACCGGCCAGCAAACACGTTGACGTTGCCACGGGTCTCGTTGGCACCGGTGATGAGCACTGAGGAACCCATCAGTTCCTCGGCGGTCATCTCCAGCTCCGGCGGGACCAGCAGAATCGACGGCGTGATACCGAGCGGGTTGCCGTCCGGATCTGTCAACTTGCGGTACGACGCGAGGGCCGTCCGCAGGCTGGAAATCTGGAGGGCGTTACCCGCCGCGGCGGTCTCCGCACGGTAGAACGTGGCGTTGTTGGCCGCGAACTCAGCCCAGAAGTCCTGGTTGAGCTTCACCGCCGCACCGCGACCGAGCCGACTCGGCACCTGCGTCAAGGCACCCAGGTCGTCGTTCACAATGTCCACCATCGTGATCGACGACATGCGGCCCGTCAGCTTGGCACGGATCGTCCTGGTCTCGTCGGTGGCGTCGGCACTCTTGAGTTCGCCGCTCGGGGCCACGTCCTCGAAGTTGAATCCGCCGTTGAGCCGCACGCCCGTGACCGTCTTGTAGTCACTGACGCTACGGATCGACGCGATCTGATCCCACGCCGACTCGACCGCGGTGTACCCCTGGAGGAGGAACTTGCCGTAGGTCGCGGCCAGCACGTTGCTGATCGAGTGCGTCGCGAACCCGCTCGCGAGCACCTCACGGATGTTACCGTCGTGGATGCGAGCCGAACCGGTGTATCCGTTCCGGCGGGCGGCCTCGACGAGAACCTCCTGGAGCGACGTGCTGTTCCGCCGCCGATCGGCCGCCTCGAGAGTCTTGGCGTCAAACACCTTCTCGGGGCTGGAGAGACCGCCGGCGAGGCACAGGGCCGCCTCGATCACCTTGGGCTCGTGGGCAGCCGCTGCGTCCACCACGTGGACTGCCGGAGCCGACGGGCGTGACGCACGGACCTCGGCGACCCGCTCGGCACGGAGCCGCTCGAGCACGAGGTTGGCGACGGTCTCGGCGTCGATGGTGTTGGCACCATCGCTGCCGGCCACGACCTTCTGATCCACGGCGACGTTCGCCGGGGCTTCCGTCTGCGGCACGGCGGCCTCGACGGGCTTCTCGTTGAGCTGGTCGCTCATGGATAACACCTCACTCGCCTCGGCGGCGATAGCCGCGGACGTTTGACCGTCCGCACCGAACAGAACCACGCTCGTCTCGCGGAGATCCGCTGCACGAGCCACAGTCAGGGGGCCAGGGAACTCGCGACCGTTGACGGTCACTACAGCTCCCGCGGCGATGTTTTCAAGCCCGCCAGCGTCTGCACCGATGCTCGCTTGAAGCGGCACGCCGGCCTTCGCATAGCGGATGAGCTTGTCGGCAGCCGGCTCACCGCGGATCAGTTCTCCGCGGATCACAAGCTGGTTGCCGTCGTTGAGTATTTCGGTGGAACGGCCGATTACGCTGTCGAGCAGCGGCAGCTCGCGGCCGTGGGCGTAGAGGATCGGAATGCTGGCCTTCGCCGTGTTCATGCCGGCCAGGTCCACCACCAGAGGGTTGCGACTCCAGCCCTGCCTTATGCTGGCACCGGTGTAGGCGACCAGCTCGAAGGTCGGCATGGCCGCCTCATCGGCGGCCTGCACGTTCAGCGTGGCGGACAGTTCGATGCGATTGCTCATGCGTCGGACGCCTTTGTTTCGCGTTTATAGACCCGGTTTGCCCATGCCTCGCCGGCGTCGCCACCCCACAAAAGCCACGATATTTCCGAGTTGGCCGGCGGGTTCTGCCCGTGTGAACTCTTGTAGGCCGAGTGCCGTGCGAAGAACGACACCATGCGGCCAATCGTGTCGAGCGACAGGCTCCGGCCGTTTGCGATGTCGCGAGCCCGTGCCACGCCCACAGCGGTGCCGCCGCGGCCGTACTCCCGCCGCAGGGCCAGGCCACGCCGAGCCGCTTCACGGGCCGCCTGCGGGGGCCGGTAGCCGTCGGCGGCCTCCACGTCATCCTCGATGTCGTCCTCGGAGTCGTCGGGCATCATCGCGGGCTCGGGGTCGGTGTGGACGCCCAGTTCCCGCTCCATGGCCTTCTCGACCGCCCGCTGCCGGAGCACGACCCGCCAATCGCGGCCACGCTTCGCGCAGACTTCGGCGAGGGAGGCCATGTTGGCCCCGACCATGGCCGCGTCGGCGTCCGCCTCCTTAAGCGGGTCAACGTGCTCGAAGCCGTCCCACGTCCACGTCCAGTTCCACGAGGCGAACGGGGGGAGGCCGCGGGGGATCAAGCCACGCACCGCGACCGCCTCGTCGAGCCAGGCGTAGAGCAGCGGATCAAGGAAGACCCGCTCCATGTCGCTCCGCTCCACGGCGATCCGCTTGCGGTACACGAGGTAGTCGCCCCGCATCGACGAGTAGTTGGCCGTGGACGAGTCCATGGCCGCGACGATGTAGGGCATGTCGATCGACCGGGCGATCTCGTTGAGCATCCGCCGCACGAAGGCGTCGTGCGACGAGGTCGGGTGCTCGGCCCGCATCTGCACCGGCTCCCAGCCGTCCGGGGCGGCGATCGCCATGCCCCGCACGATCGGCATGGTCTCCAGGGTCTCAAGGCTCGCGGCCCCGGACCCGTCGGCCGGCATGGTCGTCTTGAGGATCGCGGCGAATGAGGCCGCGGTCTCGGCCACCGTCACCACCGCGAGCGTGTACCGCCGCAGCAACGCGAACAGCTCGAGCGCCGGGGCGATCTCCGGGACGCCGCGGTGCTGGCCCGGCCGGGTCGCGTGGAACCAATGG